ATGGGCACACTATGTCTAATTTAAAGTTACTCGAAATCGTGGATCATACAAATAAAAAAAATATTAACATTTTCTCAAAATGAAATCCGACGTATAGGTGACATTAAATGCAATATAGTATAATTGCTATATGACTCAAGAAGAACTAACTTCAACTTTTATACGTATGCAAAAAGATTTAGTTCCTGATGTTTCAATTGAAGTAGGAGCACATGCTGCAGAATTTTCTAATGCTATGGCAATGGCGGGAATTAGAGCATATGCTTTTGAAGCAAGTCCATTTGTATATGAAAGATTTAAAGATGAAATGCATCCTGGAGTTAAATATATAAATAAAGCTGTATCTTATCAAGATGATGTAGTTATGTTTCAAATAGATAAAAGATTTGATCCATCTGAAGTTGGACATAATACAATTATGAAACGTGCAGAAGATCTTGATTATGAATATGTAAAAGTTGAATCTGTAGCGTTAGATGATTTTGCGGGAATGGCAAAAAATGTAGCTCTATGGATTGACTGTGAAGGTGCAAATAGAGAAGTTCTAGAAGGTGCAAGAAAAATATTAAAAGAAGTATCTAGTATTCATATTGAAGTTGAGACAAAAGAATTTTGGAAAAACCAATGGTTATTAGAAGATGTAGAAAATTATTTGACGGGATATGGATTTAAAGAATTTGCTAGAACCAATGTAGATGATTATGGTCATCAAGTAAATATAATATATGTAAAGGATTAAAATGTTTAAATACCTAATATGTAAAATAAAAAAACATACACTAGTTTCTGCAGGATCATGTCCATTTACAGGTAAAACGTACAATGCATGTACAAGATGCGGGACAATGATAGCAGTATGAATTGTCATACAGAAAACTGCATTCGTAGAGCTAAATATATGATTATAGAAGATAGACAAATTCATCGTTATTGTCTAACTTGTATTACTAAAATTAAAAACGGGAGTAAGGCTAAAAGCCTTTAAAAAATCCTTGTTCTAGGATATACATTAATTAAGGCTACGGGATAATACAGAAAACTCTTCTAGTGTAGTCTTATTTGGGTCCTTATGCATTATATAGGGTCTATAATGTGCTTCTATATAGGGGATATCATCTCTAAAGGGCTTTCCTAGCTTCCCCGCTAATTTTGTATATACTTTAGATGCTAAAATTAATGAAAGCCAACTAAACCAAATAGCTGCGTATATTCTACTAATTAGTAATATTATTTTCATCATTTTTTGTATGCGTAACTTCCATATGACAATTCATGCACAATACACGACATTTTGAAATTTCTTCTGCTATTGTTTTCCACGCATATCTCCCACCTTTGACCATATCAGCAACATGAACTTTTTTACCAGATTTGGTCCTATATTTATTTTCGGGATTAAAGTGGTCAAATGATAATGCAGCAGGATGTTTATTATAACCGCATATCTCACATCCAGCAGTCATTTTAATTTTATTGATACGGTATCGTATCTCTTTCGGGGTCATAGGAAGTATCCCATATAACCCTATTATATCAATCTTCAATCTTTAATGCAGGATCAGGACATAAAACTTTTCCAGATTCATGTAATTTTTCTAATTCTGCCATCCTTTCAGGATTTCGCTCACTTATGAGCACGGCCAATAAATCATATATTCTTAATTGTTGAATATAGATCCCAGCAATTAATTCTTGAATAGCTTGTGAATTATCTTCATTCATTTATTTGACCTTTTCATTTTTTCGGCTCACTTATCAGATTTTCTTTTTTGTGCTTATTCATAACTTGTACAAATTCTTTATTACCAAGCCAATGAATTTTTCCATCTACTTCCCAGAATATATTAAATTTATTTAATAGTGTTAATTTAATTGCAAAAGAAAGAACTTCTGCATCAAGTCTTGCGCCCGCCTCTGTAAGTCTAAGGTAGGGGATACCTTCAACTTCTTGAAGTGAAAATATAGTGTTTATTTTGTCTGGACGCATTTCTATGGGGTATACGTCGGGTTGTCTCAACCATTCACATTCAAAGCCTCTACAGGGGTTCTGAGGCCTGTTTTCATACTCTCCACAACCTTTGCCTAACTGAAGAATAGGGCAGGGAGCACCTCCAAGTTTAAATGTTTTTCCATCAAGCATTACAAGATCAGATTCGCCATGAAGATATCCTTCACAACATTTAGTACATTCGCCACAAGTTCTAGGATTTAAGTTTTGCATCTATAATTTCTTTATATCTATTTAGCCCAGGTATCATTTTGTAATCACATTCAGGAAAAAAACATCTAAGTTCTATAATTAAATCATCTGTCATAAAAGGGACTAATGTCATCTCATGTTCTGGATTAATGCACATGAATGGTTTATCTGATTCCTTTTGGTATTTTGTAAATACTGATAGTTTCATTTTAAACTTTCTATTATGGAAGGGCGGGATTTTTATGTCCCACCCTTCTCAAATCAATCAAGTAGTTGCTAGCCCTGCTACTACTGAATTCATAGTTTGCTCAACGTTTTGAACATACTGTCTAATTGTTGGCTGTCCAGAATAATAATGTTTATCCCAAAGAGCTTTGTTATTAGCGTAGGCTGGTAAATAGTGTGTTGCTATTACCTTTTCCCAGTCATGGTATTTTTTCCATGCCCAATTTATTTCACCACGCATTTTAGCATCTTGAACCCATTGAGGGGCCAAGCAAGCCGTTTTAAATCCAGAGTAGTTGTTCCATGTGATTGGCATATATTGATATGCACCACATGCATCAGACCATCGAGATTTAGCTTTGTACCTGCCATGTGTTTCTATTTGTTTTATAGAATACATAAAAATCTCAACTTTATCTTTAAAACTTAAAACTGACTCTATGTTTACTTTATGACCATGAGTCATATTGTATACATTTGCACTGTAGAGTTTTATACTTATATATTTAATATATATATTATTTATATTAAGTATATTACCCCCCGTAGCACTAGTAAGATTATAATCACTTAAATTATTAAAGTCAAGTGGCTTAACCGATAGTGCATTTGCTGTATCTACTGGAGAGATTCCGAAAAAACTACTCGCAGCTGTTATCAATACAACTAATGTTAGATGGAATTTACTTTTTAAATTCATTCCCTTACCTCCTAGTTTTACTGACAGGTAATATAAAGTGTATCATGATATAATAAGAAAAACAACAGGAGCATTATTGAAAATTTCATTTTCTGGCCTTGCTATGCGCTATATGGACTTATCAGTTGGTTATGGGCAAGCAGCATATAATATATTTAATTCATTTAAAAAACTGGGGATAGATTGTTCTATAGATAGTTTAGATTGTGATATTGAAATATGTTTTACAGATCCAAGAAATGTAGAATTTTTAACTAAAGATTCTTATAAAATAGCTTACATAGCCTGGGAATCAACAGACATGACTTCTGAAATGAAAAAGAAAATATCTCCAGCAGATGAATTGTGGGCGACATCTCCTTGGACAGCAAATGTTTTTAAAAATTTATTTCCCGATAAACCAGTTTTTGTATATAAACATGGAATTAATAAAATGTGGAAACCAAAACTTAGAAAAAAACCAAATAAACCTTTTACATTTTTTCACATAGGTGAACCATTTTCTAGAAAAGAAGGACAAATGGTTTCAGAATGTTTTATAGAATTGTTTGGTCAAGATCCAAATTACAGACTTGTATTAAAATCTAATGGAATGAATACTATTAAAGTTAAACACCCAGATTATGGTTTTTTAACTTCCCCCGCAGCAGGATATGCAAATATTGTTTCTATTGATGCAGTTCTTACAGATGAACAAATGGTTGGTTTATATGGACTTTGTGATGTTTTTATTTATCCAAGCTGGGGAGAAGGTTGGGGATTACAGCCAATGCAAGCTTTAGCTTTGGGCATGCCAGTTATATCAACAGCAGAATGGGCAGATTATAAAAAATATATTACTTTTCCAGTACAATCATCATACCGACAAAGCCCTTGGCAACAAACTCATCCAGGAATGATGACAGAGCCAGACATAGATAGTTTAAGAAAACAAATGTTAAATGCAGTAGCAAATTATGAAAAAGTTTTACCGCAAACATTTAAAAATGCATTTGAAATTCATGAAGAATATGATTGGCTTGAAGTTACAAAACCTGTAGTAGCAAGATTACAAAAAATTTATAATTCTTTATCTTAATAATCCAAATGTGGTAAACTGTAACTCTAAATAATTTTTTGAAAGAGGTTAAAATGAACGATACTATTGAAAATCCATATGAAAACTTTATTGCTCTAAGTAGGTATGCAAGATGGATAGAATCTGAAAATAGAAGAGAAACTTGGAAAGAAACTGTAGATCGTTACTTTAACTTTATGGTTATACAATTGCGTGAAAAACATGGGTATGTTCCTGATAATAAAATTCTTGCAGAATTAAAAGATGCAGTTTTTAATCGAAACGTAATGCCATCAATGCGTTCTGTTATGACTGCAGGAGCTGCATTAGAAAGAGAAAACGTATCTGGATACAATTGTGCATTTCTTCCTGTAGATAATCCCAGATCTTTTGATGAAGCAATGTATATTCTTATGTGCGGTACTGGAGTTGGATTTTCTGTTGAATATAAATATATCAATAAACTTCCTGTTCTTCCAGAAACATTAGAAAAATCAAATACAACTGTAATAGTTGGAGATTCTAAAGAAGGATGGGCAAAAGCCTATCGTGAATTTTTAGGTTTATTGTGGGCTGGACAAATTCCTCAAATTGATGTTAGTAAAGTTCGTCCTGCAGGAGCAAGACTTAAAACTATGGGAGGAAGATCATCAGGTCCACAACCATTAATAAATCTTTTTGATTTTACTGTTCAAGTTTTTAAAGGTGCGCTAGGTCGTAATTTAAAACCAATTGAAACTCATGACATAATGTGCAAAATTGGTGAAGTTGTTGTTGTTGGTGGGGTTAGACGTTCTGCTATGATTTCTCTTTCAAACATTAATGATATTGAAATGGCTCAAGCAAAAGCTGGTAATTGGTGGGAAAAAAATTCACAACGTGCATTGTCTAACAATTCTGTTGCATATTCACGTAAACCAGAGATGCAACAATTTATTGCAGAATGGAAATCTCTTTATGATTCAAAATCTGGAGAACGTGGTATTTATAATGTAGCAGCAGCTCAAAAACAAGCATCTAAATATGGAAGAAGAAGTCCAGATATTCATTACGGTACAAATCCTTGTTCTGAAATTATTCTTCGTCCTTATCAGTTCTGCAATCTTTCAGAAGTTGTTTTGCGTGAAAAAGATACTCCAGAAACAGTTGCTGAAAAAGTAAGACTTGCTTCTATTCTTGGAACTTGGCAGTCAACACTTACAGATTTTAAATATATTAGAAAAATTTGGAAAGATAATACTGAAGAAGAAAGACTCCTTGGAGTTTCTTTAACTGGTCAGTTCGGCAATAAGTTTTTTTCTGGTCAAGATGGATTAGATAAACTTGGAGCCGTTCTTGATAAACTTCGTGAATATGCAGTTGAAATTAATATTGAAGAAGCAGGTAAAATTGGGATTCCCGCTTCAGCAGCAGTAACATGTGTTAAGCCATCAGGCACAGTGTCCCAATTGGTCGGGGTAAGTTCAGGAATGCATCCATGGCATTCAAAATATTATGTTCGTACAGTTCGTGGAGACAAAAAAGATCCTATTTCTACTTTTTTAAAAGATTCAGGAATTCCAGCAGAAGATGATGTAACAAAACCAAATGACACTTATGTATTTTCATTTCCAGTTAAATCTCCATCACATGCTATTACAAGAGATAAACTAACGGCTATACAACAGCTAGAAGTTTGGTTGGTTTATCAGCGTAGCTGGTGTGAACATAAACCTTCAATTACAGTATCTGTAAAAGAAGATGAATGGATGGAAGTCGGCGCTTGGGTTTATAAGCATTTTGATGAAGTTTCAGGAATATCATTTTTACCTTATTCAGAACACACATATGTTCAAGCTCCATATCAAGAGATTGATGAATTAGAGTATAATGATCTTTTATCTAAAATGCCAGAATCTATAAATTGGACGGCACTTTCTCTTTATGAATTAGAAGACACTACAACTGGAACTCAAGCCCTTGCTTGCGTATCTGGAGAATGTGAAATTGTAGATATTGGCAAAAACTAATAAAATATAAACCCTCAGTCATTAGCAGACGGGGGTTTTCTATGATTTCACACGGGTAGATGTTATAATTTAAACATAATCTGAGGTGATCATCTATGGCAACTAATTTTAAAGTTATTCAAGGAGACAATTGGTCTCTTGATATTTCATACACAGATTCAGAAAATAATCCAATTAATATATCTAATTACACAATACTTGCAGAAGTTAAAGATTCTGCAGGTGGATCTTTGCTTTGTGCAACTGCTACAAATGGTGACGGTATTGAAATGATCAATGATGGAAATTATAATAGATTTACATTAACTTTTGATGGCGCTAAAACAGCAAAATTTAATTATCCAAAAGCAGCTTATCAAGTAAAAATAATTGATACAGGAGATAGTATTTTAGATGGATGGTTTGAAGTAAATGCAGGAGTTATAGACGCATGACAACAATATCTCCAAAAATAGATAAAGTTGTTCAAATTATTTCTAAAGATAAAGTTGTTATTAGAGCACCAGGCCTTGCGGGTCCAAAAGGAGATCCAGGCACTTCAGTACTTACTGGAATAGGTGCGCCAGCAAATAACATAGGTAAAGCTGGAGATCTTTATATAGATACAGAAAATAAAAGATTGTATGGTCCAAAAGACCTAGCTGGATGGGATCCAAATCTATATTCTGTATTTGCGGGAAGTTCTTTTTACGCTGGTCCAGGAACACCTGCTCAAAATCTAGGTGATAATGGAGATTCTTATTTAGATACAACAAATACAATATTATATGCAAAACAAAATAACGTATGGGGATCAGCTATCGAGCTTGTTCCCGTTTCTAAATTTTCTTTTACATATGAAAAACAGACAGCATCTTCTACATGGAGCATTATACACAATCTAGGCTTTAATCCAGCGGTATCGGTTATGGATTACAGCGAAAATAATATAGAATGTGATATAGAGTATGTTAATGAAAATCAGTTGACATTACGCTTTATTCAAGCGGGAATAGCAATAAATATTTCAGGATATGCTTATCTGTCGTAAGGCAAATAAAAAAAATAAGGGGAAATAAAAAATGGCAAAAACGTTTTTAACAAATATAAATTTAAAGGGTAATCAGCTACTTAATGCAGTTATCCATTCTGCTTCCTCGGCCCCATCAGCCCTTGCAGCAGGACAGTTATACTTTAACACAGGAGATAGCATCTTCTATTTTTCAACTGGAACTGGAACAGGAAATTGGTCACCAGTTGGAGTTCAATATATTGAATCAGTTGATACTAATTTTTCAGTAACAGATAAAACATTATCACTTGCAACAGATGTAACATTGACAGGTGCATTATATGTTGGCGGAACAACAAATCATGGACTTGATGTTGACGGAAATGGTAATACAGAACTTGGATCCACTACTGGTATTGCATTAAGTGCAAATAATGATATAAACTTAACTACTACTGGCGGAGATATTGTTTTTTCTGCAGATGGAGATGTTTATAAAGGTTCAGTAACTCCAGACAATAGACTTGCAACATTTGGCGATATAACAGGTGACCTTACAGGTTATGTTACAGAAACTGCTATACAAACTCTTACCAATAAAACAATTGATGGTGGAAATAATACACTTCAAAATATTCCAAATAGTTCACTTACAAATTCAAAAGTAACTATTAATGGTTATGATGTAAATCTAGGATCAAGTGTAACACTTTATACTGATGATATTTCAGAAAGTGTTTCACCA